GGTAACGTCAGGGGTCAGCTTAGAGATTTGGAACTTATGTCGCTCCAGTAGTTTACCAATGGCGTTGTACAGCTGAGGGGTTCGCTTCTCTGGATTCTTCAGGTCCATGAGCATCTGCTGAGCCATCTCAGTGTCTAACATTTCGAGGAACTTAATCAGGTCCATATGTTACTCCTTATTAGCTTTCTTCCAGTCAATGATTTTATCGACTACCTTGGCACCAATCTGAACCACTGTGTAGGCGATTGCCGCGACGTAGAACCACTCGTTGAGTGAGAGGCCCCAGAAGAGCCTCGCTACGCCATCAGCCCCAGCGACCCCCGCAATGGGAGCCGCCTTGATAACTTCGTTATTGAAGTCTAGGGATAACATATCTCCTCCTTAGTCGTGTAGCGTGATAGAGATTCCAATCATAACCGTAGGAAGGTTATTACCCAATACACCCGACTTAACCTTAAGCACCACTTTGGTTGGCGTACTAGAGTCTCGGTCATAGAACACGACGATAGGGAACGAGGCGTTCGTCGGTGTGGTAATCGTGTAGCTGAACCCTTGAGGTCGCCGACTGAAGTACCCACGAGGTACAATCTCCAAGGTGACCTCTTGAGAGTCCGATGGGGGGGTTACAGTCTCGTAGTGGGCCGCAGTGTTACCACGATTCAGGTCACCCGCCTCGTCCAAGACTGGAGTGGTCACGTTGCTGAATCTGTACTTGGCGATAGAGTTCTGCCCACAGCCAGCACCCACAGAGATGCCCTCGTTAGCGTTGGAACCCTTAACACCCTCAATCTCATTACGCTGAGAGTTATTAACCAGACGGACGATGTTCGTCAAGTTCTCGTACTGAGTCCCTTCGGTGCGCCCTGATATGTTCCCTACGAAGGAATCTGAAGTGTTATTGATGACAACAACCTGCCGGGTAATCCCAGTGGTACCATTAACGTTATAAGAGACAGCCGTTACCGCATTGACGTTGCAGTAGGAGCAGTCACGAAGGTGCACCGTAAGAACAGCTGAGGATACCGAGTGGTCATCCAGTATGGCCATGACGTTAGATACAAATGAGTATCTACACTTAGACAGGAAGATTCCACCCTGACTAACGTTGGGGTGGAATTGGTCTACGACGAATTGATAACCACCAACCTGCCCAAGTTTACCAATCACGTAGTCAGCTACCGGGGACACCACAACGCCCCACTTACAGTTAACCGCCTGAGAATCCGTAAGGTAGACACCCTCTGTGTACTCAGGGCAAAGGTAGGCATACTCTAAGCTAACCGCCCGCAGTCCGCGAATGATTGTCTCCACAGGTTTCCCGTCACCACGCTGGCAGATGCCAACCCCACGGAACCCATAAGGTGTCGCTGTGGAGCTTGACCCTATGACGTGAATGTTGTCCAAGGTAATCCAACCTGTTGACACCAAGTCGATACCTATGCCGAAAGATACCCCATCAGTACGGGCAGTAGACCCTCGGATGCTCAGGTTGGTAAGGGACCCACGGCTGACGTTGCGGTTCGCTATCTGGTCACCGGACAGCTGAGGCCGAAGGTCAACCCGAATGGCGATGTTATCTGCCTGATAGGGACGCTCAGTTACGATACTAAGGTTATCCACTCGCACGGAATCGGTAGGGTTGTTCAGAACGAACTGAAGGACACCCTTCGAGGTGGAGCTTGCGGGCTGCTTCAGGATTGAGCTATTGCCTCTACCGATTATTTGAATTGACGGAGGGACGTTCAGCAGGTTAGGAACTTCCCAAGTACCAGCAGGAACCACGATGGTGCCTCCAGTAATCTGAAGGCGGGCAACCGCAGTGGCCAAGCTAACAGTACTCGAAAGGGATACCACAGGGTCCAGCTGGTCGAATGCCTCTTGGATAGTGCGCCCATCCTTGAGCACACCAATGGTTGAGCCTTTCGGCTGATTCAGTTTGTCTAACATGCGGTTCTCCTTAGTAGATTTTGACGAAGCCTGTGGTAGTACCATCAGAGTTCCTGAAGCCAGTCCCAACGTTTAGTTTATCAGTACCGAGTCGCTCAGTTATTGTACCAATAGGGTATGCAACGTGAGTGGGTACTCCCCAGCTTCCAACGTTTGTTGCACGCACCTGTCGCGTAATGTAGGCACGGTCACCTGTCGCCGAGAACGATTTAGTTGACACGTTGTACAGCTCCACCGCTGCTCTTGACACCAGCGAGATGTTTGCGATGTAGCCGCCCTTCCACACACAGCGTGACTGGAAGGCACCAGCAAGGGTGCCCAAATGTACACAGTCAGTGAACGTAACAGGCGTATTGGTCTCACCTAGAGTTGACTTGGCAGTGTATCCCTCAGGTGCTCGTGTAGAGCCAATGGTCAAGGTCTCCGGGAATGTACAGGATGTGAAATTAATGTTGCCTCGAATTGTGTTCGGGAACGACAAATCATCAATAGCCATTGAGTCAATCTGAACATCCTTAGCGTTATAACCAAAGGACACTTGACCAGCTGTTCCACCCTTCACAGTTATGGAGTTATTTGGTACTAGGGATTCGATAATGCGTGGAGATACAATCGTGTGGCCCGTGGCTGTGCCACTGAAGGTCCACTTACGGACGACCATTCCGTTCCATGTAGTATTGCGCCCACTGTTGCTCGATAGCCCACTTCCTGACAACCCCGCTGCGTTGATGACACAGTAATCAGCATCAATTCGAGAACTAGCCATACCAACCGTGGGTCTTCCGTCAGGGGCGTTTCCAGAGATGGCATCATGGATTAGCTGGTTAACCACGCTGTTTCCCAAGGAAAACATTAGGGTTGTGTACTTCGTGCCATCAGCGTTGGTGGAACCATCGTCTGTCGTGAGAACCGCTGTACGTTCGGCATGAATTGTGTTGAACACGGAACGGATTGCGCTGATTCTAAGGCACTTATGGTAAGCTCTTTCAGACTGGATACGACCGATATGGATGCAGTTTGAAGTATCCCCGCCACCACGTACATCAATCTGGTAGTTTGACTCATTACCACATAACTCAGCTGATAACGATTGGAACACTGAGTCCCACACAGCCTCAAGAACAATCGCTGAGCCGTTTAAACCAGATACACGAACGACGTTAGAGGCGAACCCCGAACCCTTAAAGTACACACCATTAAGTGCCCCTGCTCGATTTAGACCGGAGACAACCAGTGTTCCTATCACCTGAACATGTGAGGAGCGACCTTGGCGGAAAGTTACATCAGGGTTACCGAAAGTGACTGCGTACTTATTGGAGAACTTACTGGTGAATGTCGTAGGGTCTACGCGCAGCACTCCTGTTGCGTCTGCGATGACGGTCCCAATGTCCGTCAAGTCTATTGTCTCCGTGATTGTCCACGGTCCGCTCCGCAAATCCAGAGGTGCCTTACGGACAAGCGCGGCTGCGATGGCCAACTTAATGGCGGCAGTTGCGTCTGTATTTGGAACACCACCGAACTCCTTAGGTGACACTGCGCTCCTAACAGTCTGAAGGTCTGCTGTCAGGCCGTCAAGTACAACCTGAACGTTTCTCCCATCCGAGGTACCAATGCTGGAAGCCCCAGTAGGGTTAGCAAGAAGGTCCTCAACGGGTACAGACGATTCAGTTGTCAGGGCCACAAGGAAGTCTCCTGCCACTAAAGGTTTGACCAGTGTGATGCGCTGGGTAGCAGTATCAAATGAGAAGTGATACCCGACCTCTTGGCGCAACCCGTTGACCTCTATGTACGGAACAGCGAGTACGCGAGTGGGCTTATCAATCAGGATTGACGTTTCTCCACCGTTAGCCGACCCTTGGTTATATACCCAGCTTACCCCACGAACAAGGGCCGTATCATCCGCGAACTTCTCGATGTAGTCGTAGGTTTCCTGTTGCACCTTCTTCACGTCCGAAAGGATACCACCAGCGTCACCTACCGCTGTATCTAGCTGGTCCTTATTGACTGCGTCGGAGCCAACCTCGCCGGGAGCCAGTCTGACAATCTTTCGGTTCCTCGCGTCTAGGTTCCCAGCGTCATCCTCCGGCATAGCCATGAGTGCGCTATCACGAGCCTCTTCTGCAATGTGGGAAGACTGTAACTGGGACACGTTAAGGTCATTTGCCCGGAGCACGGAGCCATCACTGAAGTCCACAACACGCTCAGACGCTGAGGTAAAACGCCGTATTTCCACACGGTCGAACCCGGCAGTGTCCACGAGAATCTTAACTCGGGTCTTGGACACGTAGCGGTACTCAGTGATGTTACTCAGCAGTCTGCGGTTATCATTCACTACCAGAGACACACGGACAAACTTGCGGGACAGGTAGTCGAACGGGATGTCGAACTCAGTGGACCCTGTGGGGTACTGGATGACTGTTTTAATTTCTTGGTCCATCGTGACCTCCTTAAGTTGAATTAGAAGGGAAACCAAGCGGTCTCCCTATAGTGCTACCTAATTAGTTGGGTTTAGGCTGCTGTTTGATGGTTACTCCGTTAGCCTCGTAGATTTTCATGATGAGCTGTTGAGTCAGCGGGTCGTTCGGTACAAGCTCCTTAGTGGAGTTCATCAGGCCAGTCATGTAGTCACGCTCAGTAGGCTTATTGGGTGCTGTAGCAACACCGTAGGCGTTCTTAGCGGTCGCAATAACGTTCCCTACGTAACCTAGTGCTGGAACCTGAGACCCTAAGTTACCCGCGAGGTCGCTGGACTCAGAGCGCCCCTTGGCCGCACCGTCTTTCTTCTGGAACTGTTCGTCCTTCGGTAAGATGGTAGAGCGAAGCATGTTGGCATCTTGGAACCCAGCGGCACCTGCAATCATCGACACGATGGACAGCGGGGCACCAGTGTGGGAACTTCGAGTCAACGCTGCGTAGCCAAGCATGGTCGGGTTCAGGGCTTTCTTCAGGTAGTCCTTACGCTGAGACTCTTGGAGGCCGTAAGCCTTCACATGGGCCTGCATCGCAAAGTAAGTCCCGGCGATACCCAGAGACAGGATGTGGGTCAACGCCATGTCGATAGCGCGGTTGTTCTTGTAGCCCTCATAGAAGGACCGAATGAACTTGGCGTTGAGTGACTTGATGGTGAAGTTCTTGAACTGCATGGCCATCTTGACACCAGCACCATACGCCTTGGAATCCTGCTGGGATACCTTGTGAGGGCGCAGCATGGTCTCATCAGCAACCTTATCAGCAAGACGCCACAGGTCCATCGCTCTCGGGTCTTGACTGAACGCCTTCTTGTCCTTGATGGTGAACTGGCCGTTGGCGTCACGAGTCGCATGATCAACAAAGAGTTGCTTGATGCCCTTCCACTGCTCTGGACTGATAGAGGCAGCTTTGAGGAAGTTCTCCTTACCGAACTTGGAACCCTTACCGCCGAGGGCAGCACCAGCCACATCCCCAAGCACACCCTGACGGGCAGTGTCCAGAATGTAGTTTGCCGTACCGTTCAGCATCTTGGTCCAAGGAGAACGAGCCGACAGCTCCTGAGTACCGAACTTAATGGTACCAATGACTGACGCCATGGCCCCACTGGTATCTGAAGCCTCACGGATTCGCTGTACGATGTCCTCACGACCCGGACGGATTAACTGGTCGAGCTCCTTACCGAATAGCGCCCCATGGAGTTCGCGGAGTTCACTACCGGAAACCGGAGAGGTTCTGGTGGCGAGGTCACGCAACGTTGGGATACCATGCAGCATCGCCTTAACGTTACCCTTAGCCAACATCCCAGCAATCTCTGTGAGGTTCTGCGGACCCATGTAGAAGTTCTTAGCGAAGAACGCTAGGTCATTCAGGGAGCGCATAGCCGTCTCAAAGGCTGTATCGTTGTTACGGCGAGCACGACCAGTGAGAATCTTGACGGTGTCCTTCAGCGCTTCCACTTCACCCTTCAGTTGTCCCTTACGCTCGGCCCGCTTGTCTAACGCCATGATTTCGTCCTTGAGCTGCTTAGTGGTCTTCCCACTACCACCCATGATGGAGATATCACCGTTAACTCGGCGGTCGTACGCGGGGATAATCCGTGCCATGTCGAAGTCCCTCAGGTCGTTGACACTGAATGTTGACCCGTCCGGCAAGGTAACCGGGATGTCGCTGTCGAACATGTTACGGGCTTCAAGGAACGAGTTGTTCTCAATACCGACCAGACCAGTGATGTTGTCGTCAATGACACTTGATGCCGTGAAGTCCTCAGTGTGGCTGATACCGTAAGCCTTGTCCATAGCGTGCTTCTGGACCACCTCAGGTGTCACTTGGTCTACCGACTTGTAGCCGTTGAGTTCCATTAGGTACTCATCCACACGGGCCTTAACCTCAGGTCGCACTCGGTAACTGGTAAGCCAGCTCTGAGCGATTGCCTGTTGGAGTCCTTCAGGTCCGCCTAGTTTCTGAGTCATCAGCTCCTTAGCACCCCTATCGTACACGTTAGGTATGTAGGTTCCCTTATGGCGACTACCGGGGAAGATGCTCACGGCGTTAGTATTACCGAAGATACCCGGCTGTTCCATCAGTTCACGCTTGGTGTCGAAGTGCTCTTTCAGTAGGTCCATCACCTCACGCTCACCTTTGGTCAAATCGGACTGTAACTCTGGGCGCTCAATCGCCAAGGCAGCACGCTTGTATACTTCCTGACGGATAGCTCTACGTGACATCTTCTGCTCGCCCACGGAGAACTCTGGGTCCTTCATGGCACGGTCAACAGCGTCATACAGCTGGTTATACATCCTCTGGTCAGTCGCATGGAGCCGCTCATGGATGTCCGAAGCGGTCGCACCGAACTTACCACTAGACCCTGATTGCATCCCTGTAGGTGAGCGCACTAGGTCCTGAGCGATTGCACGAACACCAGCGTCCTTGGACCCTAAGGTCTTCAGGCCAATCTCAGTGAATCCACCGAGTTTGATACCGGGAGCTGCACGCTCTGGGTCAATCTCTGCGAAGTCTCGTAGAGTCCTTGGGTTAAGCGGGTTGGTATCACTCAAGATGGAACCATTGGCCAGAACCACTGCGCCCTCTTCGGTCGGATGGTCGGCAAACGGAACACCCCTATGGTCCTGCTCGAACGAGAAGTTCTCTGGAGGCAGTGTCGAGGTGTCGTGACCACCAGTGTTGATGGCAGTCTCTCGGGCTTCCATACGAAGTGCTGGACCAGCAAACTCATTCACGGATTCAACACCACGTGCCTTACGGATACCAGCAGCCACAGCGTCACTGAGGGCCGACATGCCAGCGCCGAACAGTAACCCACCGAGTGCTGCATCAGCGTAGTGAGCTTCGCCACCAGCTACTGACGTACGGATTCCCTCAGAGGCAACACTGAGTGCCCCAGCCTGTGCACCTACTCGCAGGGCCTTATTGACCACCTTGAGTCCCTTCCCAGCTACACCGACCAGAGGTACATAACTGAGTGGGTCTACACCAGCACCGACGATACCAGCAGCGAGTTTCGCACCAGTACCAGCATCAGCGGCCCGTTGGTCAGACTCAAAGTTATCCTTGGCCAGCTTGATGAGCGCATCCCAGTTCTCACCGTCACCACCAGTCACCACACCGTAGTAACTCGGAGGTAACCCGGAGTCCCGCAGCTTCTGTAAGTCCTCCTTGGACGGGACGTAAGAGTTCCAGCGAGTCGGGGTCATCGTGTCCTTGAACACATCGTACCCATCATCAGCACGCGCAGCACGGAAGGCCACACCCAAGGTTGAGTTCTGAAGTTGAGCCTCAGCAGCATCACCGAAGCCGAAGAAGGTAGACCGAGCGTTGTACTCCTCAAGAGTCGTTCCGGTCTTCTCCCAGAAGTCCTTGGCGTACGGTACGTTGGGTGCAGGTTGCTCCACACCCTCTACGTCGAACCCATGGGACTCCGGCAGCGCAGTACCCACCTTACCAGTCTTAGCAATGCCCTTGAAGGCGTCCTCTGCTGGAATCCCTTTACCCTTTGGGGTGATACCACCGAACGCTTCCAGAGCACCGGATTGTGGACTCTTGGCAACGTCCAGAAGCTTACGCATGTAGTTCCGGCCTTCCTCGGAGATAGACCCGAAGTCTCCCTTATCATAAGCCTGAAGCTGAGGTGCTCCCGATGGGCCTTCCCCTTGGTTGTACGCTAGGGCCGCTTTCAGCTCATCCCCGTTGTACTTCTTAACGAGACTGGAAAGCAGCTTAGCGCCAGCGTCAATGGCTAACTCTGGGTTGTATCTCCCATCGTCGTCACCATCGGTCACGTTAAGGCCCATAGCGCGGGCCGTGTTGCGGGTGAACTGCATGATGCCCTTAGGGCCAGTCTTAGAGACGGCCTTAGGGTTGAAGGATGATTCATTAAACGATAACTTACGCAGGAGGTCATAGGAGACCCCATGAGAGTCTGCTGCCTTCTGGAAGATGCCATCGTAATCACTAGGTTTAGACTTATCGTAGCTCATGTTGTCTCCTTAATGGTTATTGGTCACCACCTCCATAGATGAACTTCGGAGTGGCTTTACGTTTCGCACGGACACGCTCACCAGCGACCTTACGGGCCTGAGTGGCTGCGGCGATAGGTGCGCGTTTGGTTGCTTCCTTCAGTGCCTCCTCTTCGGCTTCCTTGGCCAGTCGCTGCTGCTGTTCCTGATAGGTTCGCGTCAGTAGCTCCTTATCATAGCGGATGCGAACAGTCCCAGTGGTGTCCATCATGTAGATAGAGTCACCCTGCTGGTACATCGTCAGCTGCTTGTTGGTTACCCAAGGGTTAGCCGCGATGATTCCCTTACGGGCTTCTTCGAGGATGTCTCGGCCCTGCTCCCAGCTCTTAGGGTCATCACTGACCTGTAGGGCGTTCTTAGGGATAATACCAATGGTATCACCGTCCATGTCATCACCTTTGAAGGTCACAGTGGATTCCTTAAGAAACTTGTCAACCTGCTGCATGGCACCATCACTGTTACCTGTGCGGTACTTGAAGCTGTCGTAAATCTTACGGGCCATGCCGTCCAGACTAGCCGGAATGCGGGACAGCTCTGGGGACTCTGAGTTGTTCTTCAGTGACGCCCACGCTCTATCATCCTCGTACTGCATCTCTTTGGTGAGACTGCGGCGGGAACGGTCAGCGTCGATGAGAATCTGCGGGTCGATGCCCTGCTTGTCCAGCATGTCCATCGTCAGGAACAAGTCAGCCTTATCCGGGTACAGTGCGGCGAAGAGGTCCGGGTCGGTGTTACGCATGGTGCGCAGCTTGTTCAACGCCGTGGTATCCTCTGGTAACTTACCGTTAATCACAGCGGCAGACCACTCGGACCCAGCGTCGGTCACCATCTGGCCCACAACGGTACGGAAGGCTCCACCCC